AACGTCACTCGCGCTGCTCTCGATCCGAAGGACCGCCGAGCGTGATCGAGACCGGACAAAAGACTGTTGCGTGGTGCTTGTAACGGCGCTCGTGGAGTTTGTAGTCAGGGAATCCCCCGGAAAGTCGCGGGTCTTCAGGACGTAATTAACAGATTCGGACGACGAGCTTGTTATGTCTATGTCCGGGATGATCCGGCTTATGAAGGCAAACTGGTCCCCGTCACCGATAGAGAAGACGGTGGACTCAATGAACGGCGCCATGGCATCGCCATCAGCCGTGGTCCCTGTTTCGTGGGCATAGACGTAGTTGAGGTCGCTTGAGACCCCCGCAGCCCGTGGCTTGTCGTGAAGTCCAAGGTCAACCCACGCGGTCCTGGACAAGGAGCCTATGTCCCAGGTGTTGTCCGCATAGTTGAATTTCACATAGCGGTCTATGTCGTCGCTATCGGCAGTGCAGTAGAACCAGAAGACCTCGTTGAACATCCGGTTTGACCCGGCAAAGAACTTCAGGTTCTGGACAAGGTTTATATCGTCAAAAATGTACCTCAGGACCGTACAGGGAATGGTCTGTATCTGCCCCGCATACATAAAGAAGTTCTCCGTATCCATCCAGAAGACACGGTCTCCGACCGACACCGCAGCGTTCGGGGAGATTACGGAAGCGTTGCTCGCTAAGAGCGTGAACGAAAAAGTGAACGGAGGCCCCACGAACCGCATGCTGTAAATAGAAGAGTCCGTCCAGATAACCAGCTCCTGGCGGGTCTCGACAGCAGTGATGATCTCGGAGCCGGACGAAAGGCGCTGAGAACCGGCTGTGTTGGTGGCAGTAGGAGTCCAATCGACAGGATTCTCCTGGTCGGACCAGCGAACAAGCAGAAGATCCTGCGCCGTAGTTCCAAGGGTATTTGTTCCCAAGCCGATTACGTGCCGATCAGCATCCGAGACGACCACTTGACGCGCTATCGTCGGCGCATCCGAGGCACCGGACTGACTGCTCAGAGTAGAGGCCCTGTTTCCCAGACCGAGCGTTGCGTCCCAGTAGTAGATGTTGTCGTTCCGCACGTTGAGGATAAGATCCTCGCCCCAGTTGTCCTGTGACCAGAGCCGGTTTTCTATAGACGTAGTCGGGGTTGCGGCTTGACCCCAACCCGTAAAGTCGTTGGCTTCTTTGACGGTGTCGCCGTCAGAATGAGCCGCAGCGGTGGTCCCTCGCGTGCCGCGGACAACGCCCGCATCAAGCGTCTGGCTTGACTTGCCGGTGTACTGGATCAACTCAGCGTTTATCGCTATCAGACCCACAAAGGTCACCGTGGCGCCACTGGCGTGAATTGCAGCGGTGGTCCCGTCAGCGGCTCGCGTTATATCACCAAGGACGTTGCTCACATTCGTCCCATATATGATGTTCTCGCTGCCTATCGTGACCGTGCCCTTTGCAGGGAACCCGGAGGAATCCGCGAGACTGATTGTGGTGTCTACAACCGCGACGGCTGCGCCCGTTGTAGACGACGCCGTTTCAAAGTCCGAAGCCGAAGTAAGAACTACCGACGTGACACTGGCGTTGATACCCCCATCCAGGGTTGTCTGGGAATATGTAGTGGTCTCACCACCAAAAGGACCAGATCCCCAGCCCGGTTCTAAGGTGGTGGCCCCCGTACCAACGTGTATCTGGTAGTTCGCGATCACCGCAGATCCGCCGCCCGCCGTCGAGCCCGAAGACGCACTGCCTCCGGTGTCCAGCTTGTAACTGTTGGCGGACACGATATCGGTTATGCTTTGCTCTTTGTTGAGAGCAGCGGTTGTCAGACCATCCATCGTTGTAGCACCGCTGAAAGTTACGTAGTCCCCAACAGCGGCCCCATGACCCGCCGCAACTACCGTAATCTCCCCAGAACCAGCGCTTCCCGTGGTGAAAGGGTTTGCAGCCAACGTGGCCGTACTACGGATTGGGGTGATATCGTTGTAAAACCCACCTTGCTCTATATAAAACTTCTTGGTTGTCCCGATCCCCATGAGTTTCAAGGCACCAAGAGTGACCCAGGTTTTTAACGAGCGCACCGTTCCAAGGACGGAAGATCCACTGACCTTGGACCAACCCCCTATTTTCTCTGGGCGTCCCTTCCGGAAGCGGATTAAATCAGAGTCAAACCAGCCTTGCTGATCCGCGAAAGAAGTGCTTTCGCGATTAATTCCGGGCCGGAACTGGACTTTCGTCAGCGGCATACCGGTTCCTTGCTATTACTCCGCCGGCCCAATACCCACCCCTGCCGATTTGTAGCGCTTGAGGCCATTCGTCATCATAATTTTCTCTCTTATTAACCTGCGGCGTAAGCTTTGCCAGCAGTTACCGCCCCAGCATATGCCGTCTTGCTTACGCTTGAAGCAACATACCAATCTTTTGCAGCCTGTATTTCAAGATGATCTGTATTCCGGGTTACCATGAGTTTTACCTCAGCGGCCGTCCCGTGCATACTCAAGGCAGATGTATCATCGGCCACCGTAGCGTTGATCAGAGTGACGCTATCGTCCATGGCAGAGAAGTGTGCGGCAATCTCATCTGCCGTTGGTGTATCAGTCATATTAGTCTCTCCTTTGTGTTACCAAAGAGCAAAAGGCTCTTTTTCTATCATGCCTCAAGAGTCGCTATGCGAGCCTCAAGAGCATCGTTCTTTGCGCTTAATTCTTGGAGTGCTTTTACTAGGATGGGTACAAACTTGCTGTACTGTATACCGTACTGCTTGCCATCGGAGGAGATATTTGTAGTGAGGTTAGTCCTGTCAGCAATCTTGTACCCTGCTGCAAGTTCTAGGGCCTCAACATCTTGTGCTTTAAAACCAATATCCAACCAGTCTTCTTTGTGAGTTCCATCATGCGTAACATCATCTAAATCCACAGTGGGGTCAGTCTTATCAATATATTTAGACCGCTTGTCCCATTTGTATGTGACAGGTTCCAGCGCATTAACAAACGACAGCCCCAAGTCTAGTGCGGTAAAGTCCGTCTTGTCTCGCTGGTCTGAGGCTACTGTCCAATCAACTTGAATATTGGAAGCAGTGATATTCTCATCACCTAGTACCATGATGTTATCGGCAGTCGTTATTTGGCCACCGGGAGAACCTGTTCGCCCAGAATCGCGGCCAAGAAAGAGATTATTATCGCCCGTAGTGACGTCATAACCAGCATAATAACCAACAGCGGTGTTGCTAGCGCCCGTGGTATTTGTGACTAGCGCGTTGGCCCCAACAGCGGTGTTGTAGTCGGCTGTGGTATTTGCATACAGCGCACTATTGCCAACAGCGGTGTTGTTGTCGCCTTCGGTATTTGTATACAGCGTTTGATTACCAAGAGCACTATTGCCAGTGCCTGTGGTATTTGCATACAGCACACTATTGCCAACAGCGGTGTTGTTGTCGGCTGTGGTATTTGCCTCCAGCGCCTTATAGCCAAGAGCAGAATTATATGCGCCTGTAGTATTTACGATCATCGCTCTATAGCCAATACCAACGTTGGCAGTGCCTGTGGTATTCGCGTCCAGCGCGGTGGACCCAACAGCGGTGTTGGCAGCGCCTATAGTATTTGAGACCAGCGTACCATAACCAAGAGCGGTGTTGTTGTCGGCTGTGGTATTTACATACAGCGCAAAACGGCCAACCGCACTGTTGCCATCGCCTGTAGTATTTGCGGCCAGCGAGTCACTGCCAAGAGCAGCGTTGTTACCGCCAGTGGTATTTGCAGTCATCGAATAACGGCCTATAGCGGTGTTGTAATTGCCTGTGGTATTTAAATCCAGCGCGTCGTGGCCAACAGCGGTGTTGGCAACGCCTGTGGTATTTGAGACCAGCGCATAACGGCCAACAGCGGTGTTAGCATCGGCTGTGGTATTTTCACTTAGCGCTTCGAAGCCAACAGCGGTGTTGTGATTGCCTGTGGTATTTGCATCCAGCGCATTATAGCCAAGAGCAGAATTATTTACGCCTGTAGTATTTACGATCATCGCTCTATAGCCAATACCAGTGTTGTAATTGCCTGTAGTATTTGCAGTCAGCGCATTATAGCCAACAGCGGTATTGTCAGCGCCTGTGGTATTTGCGCCCAGCGCATTAGAGCCAACAGCGGTGTTGTTAGAGGCTGTGGTATTTGCATCCAGCGCCCGAAAGCCAACAGCAGTGTTGTTGTCGCCTGTAGTAATCGCAGTGCCTGCCTCATCGCCAATAGTTACGTTATAGTTACCGCCAGAAGCAATAGAGTTGCCCGCGTTTACACCCAAACGTGTATTACTTGTTCCAGCAGATGAGGTAACAATTTCCGAACCAGTTGCTACAGTAAACGTATTAGCAGTAAACTGGAAATCGTCTGCACCAGCAATACGGATATCTATTTGATCGTCTGTATCCGCTGTAATACTTGTGTCAGCATCTGCATCCAAAATGAGTTCCGTGCCGTTCATATCTAGTTTGGCAGCAGCAGTAACTTTTCCACTTGCGTCAATGGTCGTGCCAGAAATAGCCGCCGCAGTACCCGACCCCAGAATGCCGTCAAGCGTCCCGGTGAACCCGGTAGCGGTCACTTGCCCAGTAAACGCCGCAGTCGTTGTCCCAGTAAGGACGCCCATCACCTCACCGTCGGCGTCATTCTTAATGGTTACGTCGTTGGTGGAGCCCTGTCCGGTTAGGATCAGGCCCTCGATATCGGTGTAGCCGATTGCTGCGTTGTCGGCAGCGGATGTATCTCCATCCGGTTCGAAAGTTGTCGCTGTAGCTACGCCAGATGCGTCAATGGTCGTGACAGTCGCAGCGGCAGCAGCCCCGGAGCCGAGTATTCCATCCAACGTCCCGGTGAACCCGGTAGCGGTCACTTGTCCAGTAAACGCCGCAGTCGTTGTCCCAGTAAGGACGCCCATCACCTCACCGTCGGCGTCATTCTTAATCGTTACGTCATTGGTCGATCCCTGACCGGTTAGGATCAGGCCCTCGGCAGAGGTGTAGCCGATTGTGGCGCTGTCGCCAGCGGAAGTATCTCCATCAGCATTTAAGGTAGCGCCGGAGATATCTGCTGAAGCATCAAGGGCCACCACTTGGAGATCAGAAAGCGCGTTGTAAATTACTGCGCCAGAGCCCGCCCCGTCGCAAAAAATAGCCGCATTCTTGCCGTTCAGAACTGTGACATTGGCCCCGGAGCCCTGCGTCAGGATTACCGAGTAAGGACCACTTGAGCCAGAATCCGTGGTCGCATTCTCAACAAGAAACCATGCCGGCGACGTGTTAGGCGCTATCGTAACGGTGTTGTTGGCGCCCAGAGCCCCCGTGAACTTGATCACGCGGTACATGCCGTCTTGAAGGTTCTCCGTACCAGACCCCGGAGACGCTTCTCGAACCGTAAGGGTGTGCGTAGTCCCTGAAAGGGCTACCGCCTTATACGAAGCTATTCTATCCAGAATGTCGAGGTTATGGTTCGTCGTGGTGCCCCAAGCGCCCGCCTGTTCACCATCACCAATTTTCTCGATGCCGAAGCCAGTTGTGTATGTAGAAGCCATCGTTTTGTCCTATGCCGCTATCTTGGTCCAATTAGGTGTCTGGGAGTCGCTGATCTCGACCCAATTAGGTGTCTGGGAAGCATCTATCACACTCCAAACGTTTGCCTGACTGACGATGCTGGTAGCGGATACGCCTTCTACCGTAAATGCGAAGTTTACCTGAGTGCTTCCAATTCCGCCAGCCGCAGATACACCATCCACCGTAAATGCGAAGTTTACCTGAGTGCTTCCAATCCCACTGGCAGCGGAGACACCGGTCGGCGAAACAGCTACAACGGAGGATACAGAAACCGATCCAATCCCACTGGAAGCGGAGACACCCGTTGGCGAAACAGCTACAACGGAGGATACAGAAACCGATCCAATCCCACTGGAAGCGGAAACACCCGTCACACTAAAACTGACGCCGGTATTTACAGTAGCACTTCCAATAGCACTGGCAGCGGAGACACCATCTACCGTAAAGGCGAAGTTTATCTGAGCACTTCCAACAGCACTGGCAGCGGAGACACCCGTCACACTAAAACTGACGCCGGTATTTACCGTAGCACTTCCAACCCCACTGGAAGCGGAGACACCCGTTAGCGAAACAGTTACAGCGAGGCCCGCGCCGGTTCCCGCATACGGCAACTCAGCGTAAGAAGCACTAGCGTATCCGCTTTTATCCGCCATCTACCCGCTTCCTTGTCGCCAGCTAACCAACGTATGCCGTACCAATAGTAACTGCAGTTGGTGTGTCGGACATTGTATGGACCTTTCTTTAAGTATTTAGTTTCTCTTTCAGATGATTAACTTCAGCCGAAAGTTCTTGGACAGCCTTCACTAAAATCGGAACTAACTTTCCATAAGATGCTTCTAATTTATCTGGATTGTTTTTCAAAACAAGGTTCAGATAGTCTTCAGCATCAGCATTGATTTGTGACTCATCCAAATCTTGCGCGATGAAACCAATCTCTTGGATGCCCTTCTTAGCGCCATCACGCATGTCCCAGACGAACTTGACAGGCTTTAGGTCATTGATAAAGTCCAAGCCAACTGGCAGTTCTTTGATACTTTTTTTATCCCGCCTGTCTGAGAGTGAGGAGATACTCTGAACTTGGCAACGAATTGCTGAGATCGAACTATCGCCCAACGTGATTTCATTATCAGCATCGTTTGCTGACGGATTAGCGGCGTAACCCAAAGTTGTGTTATTAGCCCCTGTTGTAGTTAAATTTCCCGCGTTGTAACCAAAAGCAGAGTTGTTATCGCCTTCGGTGTTTTTAGCAAGCGCCTCGTTGCCAATCGCTATATTGTTATTGCCTGTGGTGTTCTCTTCAAGCGCTCGATATCCAACCCCTGTGTTGGAATTGCCTGTGGTGTTAGCTGGAAGCGCGTCACGGCCAACCCCTGTGTTGCTAGCTGCTGTGGTGTTGGCTCCAAGCGCTCCATACCCCATCGCTACATTGGAGCTACCAGTGGTGTTGGCAGCAAGCGCGCCCTTGCCAATCGCTGAGTTCCGCCCGCCAGAGGTGGTTGCGGTCAGCGCATCATAGCCAAGAGCAGTGTTATGATCTGCTGTAGTGATTGAATCTAAAGCAGTAGTGCCTACCGCTACATTGTTACTAGCTGTGTCGGTTGTACTTGAAGGATCATTCCCAAGCCAAATAGAGTTATTTTCTACTAATGCATCTGACAGCCCATTAATGTCTGTAGCACCACCACCACCACCAGCAGCATCTTCAAAAGCACAAACAGTACCAGCACCAGAGCTAGTTAGAACTTGTCCATCAGTTCCTGTTGCTACTGCAACTGGATTACCAGAAGCATCAAAACTAGTTATATTTCCAGCTGTTCCTCCTGCCATCTTAGCAAGAGTTACAGCATTATCAGCAATATCTGCCTCTACAATGACTGCTGAACCA